GCCTGACATCAATGGTGTTCGCGTTATACACTACGGCAACCCAAGAAAAGTTTAAGTTCTGTCTGGCGCCCGTTTGTTGACTGCTAAATCTGCAGGATGTATACAAATTTCAAATGAACAGGTGCCAGACTGCTCTAATAATTTGAAATTGTCTAGACGCCCTAGGTTTTGATATTTGCAAATACTAGTCCAGACTTGACCATCGTAGTTGACATTGATACTGTCAATTCCTACATCGCAACTCCATCCATTGAACCGATTTAGTCCTTCAAGTTTGAGTTTTGTTTCGGACAATAATTTAAGTGGGCTTGACTTCCCGTCGTCAAAGATAGCCAATGACGTATAAGGATTAAAAATACTCTTGTTTTTTAAGAACAAGGATTGATGACGTTTCATCCAGGCCTGTTGTTCTTCGTTGTAGTTAGATACATGTCTATTCCTGATCTGAGCCTTGTCATGCACAGGCCAACAGATGATGCAGTTATTAAAACGCTGATCTATCATGTCATACATTTTTACAACCGAGTCCCAGTTACTGGGATCGCATACTAGATTAAATTGAAGATCAACATCGTTGTCAGCCAAGTAATGACACAGTTCATTGAGTTGAGGCAGTTTGTTAACATACTCGTTGTGCAAACTAAAAGTGCAACCCGACGGCAGTTCTTCTAGACCCTTCCACCACTTTAGTGGTCTACTACCATTGGAATTGATACCAATGATTCCATAGGGCTTTAGACGTTTAATGATTGTGGAAAACATTGGATGAACTGTGGGCTCGCCACCTGACAATGTTAACCAAAGTGTTCGTCCACGCAGATTCTCAATGACCAAGTCAATGAAACGATTGATTTCGTCATCTGTGGGATAGCCATCTCTGCGACCCATAGCATAGTCACCTGAATGCAAGTGATCAGGACAGTAACTACATTTCCAATTGCAAAAATCAGTTAAATGCCAGAATACATAGAATACTGGTTGCTTACGCTGAATAGCAACAATCTTGGACATTAGAGGCCCTCAATGAGGTTAGGGTCACAATGTTTCTTGAGCAGGTCATAAACATCACTGAGTGTTGTCCTCCACGACGTGTTTCTACGCTGGTCGAGAATATCCATGCAACGAACAAACTCATTTAACTTTTCATAGTCGGGTTCGGCATCAATATACTTGTTGAGCAAGTTGATGATGGCTTTGAACCATTTTAAATCTCTAGGTTCTTGGCTGGGATGATTCTGATAACGTTCAATGATTTCTTCTTTGGCAGACCTTGGCAGATACCTCATGTCTAGCCATTTAGGACCTTCTAAGAAACGGAACTCAGTGGGCACATTTAATTCTTTGGCCACTTCGCTGACACGCATCATTGCATAAGGTGTAGCAATACCAATGCAACTGCTGATGTATTCAATGGGAATGCCATGTTCTTTTAATATTTTGATATTCTCAACAAACTTACTGTAGTTGCCAGGATATCTAATCAACTCGTATCTATCCCCAATGTCATCAACGCTGACGCACATGATAATGTCTTGAAATTTTTTGAGTTTTTCAAGCACACGCTTGTGAATCACTGTTAGGTTAGTGTCAAATCGCAATTGAATCTTATGTGCTACACCGGCGGCAATCATCTTGTCAAGGCAAATTTCTAAAGCAGGCACTAGGAACGGTTCGCCTCCGGTGAAATAGATGTAGCGCAGTTGATGAACAATTTCATCAAAGCGTTGCCACCAAATGTCAGTTTCCCACCACGGTTGCATGTTAGACACTGACAATTTATTATGTCTTTCGGGGTCAGGTGTAATGTAGTAGGTCTTGTAGCGGCCTAATTTAAAAATAGGTTCGCCATCGTAGTAATCCATTGCCAACCAATCATCATACCATAAATGACTGTGCTGAGGACTGCACATCACACATTTCATATTGCAAAGGTTGCCAAAACGCAGATGTAAATTGACCAATGGTGCTGTAGATGAGCCATCTTCCTGTGTAAACAACTGTGCATTGTTGACATTGACATATCCACCGGTGGTTTTAGAAGTGGCCCAAATTACACGCTGACGCTTGCTACGGCCGCCGCCTTTGCTACGATTCCATTCATCTAGACCACGAGTAGAATCTTCTGCGTCATAACAGTTTCTACAACGTTGTGGTTTTTCATTGAGAGACAATTGAAGCCGTTGTTCTTTGTGAGTTTTGCTGTTTAGTGCATCACGAAAACTGTGTGTCAATACATTCATGACCTGATTGTTTTCGTCGTGTGCCATGCCAAAATCTTTGTCGTAGTTGGCCAAGCAACAAATTGAATATTCTCCGGCAAAGGAGATTTCAATTTGACTCCAGGGCTCTGGGCAAAAACTTTCTGGTTTAAATTCCATGTTACTCTCTTTAGTTGTTTGTTTGTCCAAACAAACGTTCAATGATGATATTTACCGGAAGGATTTCTGTGATTGAGTTGATGCCATGTCCTGCAAAAACGTGTCCTTGGTTGCCAGTTTTTATACCTGCTCTCAGACTCATGGTGTTGTTTTCAGTGTCTGGACGATCAAATTTGCCTAACCTCAATGCATTTTGTTGTAGACTGTCTGTGTCAAGTTTGATTAACTCTGCACGGTTGGCATCAATCATTTTTAGTTTTGTTGCTTCAGACACAGGGCTTTCCTGGCTGGCAGCAAATAGCGTGCCGGCACCGATGGCCGTAACTCCCAGGTCCAGCAATTGTTTAACATCCTGGGCATTGCCAACACCACCTACAGCAATAATTGGAATGTTAGGATAGTGTTCCTGTGCCCAAACAATCATTTGTTCCAATGATAGATCAGTGTCCATCACTCGGCCAGCACCCTTGGGTCCTTTAATTGAGAAAGCGTCTACATGACTTAGACCCGAATTCCAAAAACACCAATTTTCTATATCGCTGAACAATGAAACTACTTTTAATATAAGTTTGACATCTTGACTTTGTAGATAAGTCATCCAATGGTTAATCTTGGCCAATACCACAGGATCACGACGATGTTCTTCAACAGCAATAATCTCTACATGACTGATTTTAAATTCTCTAATTAGGTCAATGACTTTGGGTGTATTGCTTTGAATAAATGCTGTGTCCAAACTTAGAATAAAATTGCAATTTCCAACAGCGTCTTGGAATCTTTGAAATTCTGATTGAACAAGATCCCACCCCATTACGCCTTTGGCAACAAAGTAGTTAAATAGGCTAACACTAGGGAAGCCGCCGGCTTGAGCCACTGCAATGGCCAAGTTGATGTCTGACACCTGGTTCATTGCCACTGCCACTATTGGATACCGACATCCAAAAAATTCTTGATGAGTTTGCATAGTAAATATACTTATATTATGATTACCGCCTATTTTGATCACTCACTTGACAGCAATCTTTTTGAGCATAGCATTGCGCCCAATGGTAGCACCTATTGGATTGTGGCTCATGACCGGGGAATTTGGTTTCGCCAGGCTTTAATTGATGCTGGTGTTGAATGTTGCGTGGGCCAGGAGTATCCGGTGCCTGGTATCTACATTGTAGACGTCAATGGTTCTCCAGCACTATGGACTGGACAAACAATATTAAGCGAAGAGCAAACAAAAAATGTGTTTGATCTATTACCAGAGCATGTAATACAAGGCATTAAAGACAAAAAATTGCGTCTGGTTTTGTTGGCCTGGGCCGAAGGACATTTGTTTGTTAACAAAGAAAGTTCTAATAGGCTTAGACCAGATCTACTTAAATCATACGATGCATTTCGTGTAATACATGATTCATCAATGCGTCTTCAACTTCCCATTGAACAAATAGTAGTTGTTCATGGTAACCATCGAGTAGTTGAGGAATACCAACAATGGTGTAATGCAAATTCCATTGACAAACGAATCACTTTAATTTCAGGTCTGAAGTTTTTTTCTATTTTTAATCCGCATGCTAGATCAATCACTTCTACTTTGATCAATGATGCTTTGGTTAACACACAGGCCAAGGACTACAACAGTCTCAATCGCATTGTAAAGATTCATCGCAATGATCACTTCTATGAACTTGTTCGCAGAGGTATATTGAATCAAGGTCTAGTCAGTGGACAGATAGGCGACTATCACACGCCATTGTTCATTGATGCTGACCACGAACAATGGCGGACCACTGTTCACGCACATTTTCCTAGACACCTTGACATACAGGACTTTGAAATAAACCCTGCTGACAACATCAATCCTTGGATCTATCAAAACAGCCTATTGACCGTGATCACTGAAACTCATTTTGAAGATGACATTACTTTTTTAAGCGAAAAGATTTTTAAGCCCATCAGTGCCGGGCACCCGTTTTTGGTTCTAGGCAACTATGGAACGCTGTCAGTGCTGGAGTCGTTGGGATTCAAAACCAACTTCTGCGGCTTTGGCACAGACTACGACAAGATCAAAGATCCACACAAGAGATTTCGCCATGTGCATGACTTGTTGGACCGTTGGGTAAACTTGCCTAGAGCAGTAAAGATAAATTTAATTTGTGCTAGTTTATCAGACATACAACACAACTTTGAACTACATCGTAAACTAGACTTAACCAAGGAAATGATAGATGAAATTAAAAGACTCCACTAATGTGGTTGTGATATCGGGAGGGTTTGACCCAATTCACGCTGGCCATGTTGCAATGATCAAAGCGGCACGTTCTCTAGGTCAATACCTTATTGTGGGTGTCAACAGCGATGCTTGGTTGGAACGCAAGAAAGGTCGTGCTTTCATGCCCTGGCATCACAGAGCCGCTGTAATCCGTGCCATGCTGGGTGTCAATGATGTTTTGAGTTTTGATGATTCAGATGGTTCAGCCTGCGACCTATTAGAAAAAGTAAAACTACAATTTCCCACCAGTCACATTGTGTTTGCCAATGGCGGTGATAGAACCGCACAAAACATTCCAGAGATGTCAATCAAAGACGTTGAGTTTCGCTTTGGCATTGGTGGTGAGGACAAACTGGGCAGTTCCAGCGATTTTCTCAGAGAGTGGAAAGAGCCCACAACGCCCAGGCCTTGGGGCGAATATCGTGTGCTATACCAAGGCGGCGAAATGACCAGGCTGACCAAAGTCAAAGAACTCACAGTTCAACCAGGGCAACGTTTGTCAATGCAAAGACATCGTAATCGCAATGAATTATGGTTTGTTGTTTCAGGCATGTGTGATGTTTATTCGTCTATGCCCAGCGGCTACACACTACCGCCAAGAACGCTAGGTCCACATGAAACTGTGGAAATACAAGCCACTGAGTGGCATCAGTTGACCAATCCTTATACTGCACCTTGCCGTATAGTAGAGATCCAATTTGGATCTGAGTGCGAAGAATCTGACATAGAACGTCGTTGACTGCTCAACGATTTTGTGCTACACTTACTACTGTAATCCTTTAACCCACGGAGAATCATTATGAGTTTTACACCTGAACAAGTTGCTAAGTTGACAAAAGTAATCCAAGAAGGCGTCCAAGTCAAGCGTGAGATCGACGATCTCAATGTTGGACTCAAGGAAACAGTAGCGGCCATTGCCGAAGAAATGGACATCAAGGCCGCTGTGCTTAACAAGGCCATTACCAAGGCATTCAAGGGCGACTTTGAAAAAGATCAAACAGATCTTGAGGCTGTTGAAGAAATCCTTATCGTAACTAAAAACAAGGTCTAATCATGCATGACGATGGCTACACTTGGACCAATGCTAAACATGACCCTATGATAATTGAGATCAAGCATTACGGTCATGTAGTAATGCATTTCTATCTTGGTGAAGCCATGGAAGGAGCCGGTAGGGCTCGTGTAATGAGTCATGTCCGTGAGTGTGATCACAGTCCATGGCTCAAGCAATGGCGCGAGCATGCTGAAAAAGAGATGGTAGAAAAATTATCACAATGAAATCACTATTGGTCAGTGTCAGAGACTATGTGCGTCAAGACTGGCAAGAAAACCCTGCACGATGTGTGCTGGAAATAATTGCTTGGGTCATGAGCATTGGCTGTGCTGTGGCCATGGGCGTGACACTACCTAATCCACCATTTCTAGTTTTATATCCTATCTTCATTGCTCAGTGTGCAATCTTTGCCTGGGCGGCAAAAACACGTGGTAGCACTGGCATGTTGGCCAACTATCTACTGTTGGTGGCCATTGACACCGTTGCACTGATAAGACTGATAATGCAATGAAAAGCGACTGGTCATTTTTGTTAATTGTTGTTGTATTGATGCTGTTGTTCTGGGGTGAACCAGATTTATTTGATGCAATAAGAGTATACCTAATAAGATTGTTGCAATGACCCGCGAAGATCAAATTCAACAAGGTAAAGTGGTTCATGTTGGTTTGAGTTCAACAAAGCAACAGAATAGCATTAAAAAAACTTCCAACGGTTCAATTGATCTTGCACCAGGTGGTGTAGTAGGCGACTATCATTTTCAATACAAATTAGATCATGACCTGGATAAGAGATTGCATTTAAATCAATATCCAGAGTTAGACCATCTAATAAAAACACAGGGTGGTAGTGTAATACAAACTCAGCAAATAAGTTTGTATGAAGTTGAAGAAATAAATCGTTTACGTTCGCTTAGATCATACCTAGAAATTTTACAACCTGGTTGGTTAGGAGAAAACATAACTACCCAAGGCATACGTTTAAATGAAATACGATATGGTAGTATTGTTGTCATCAATGATGTTAGATTAAAAGTTCAGGCAAGGCGTAGTTTTTGTCGACGAATCTTTGAAGATTTAACAACGATGTCATTACCAGGACCGTATTCGCTTGTGGGAAAGCACATCAATGCCCTAGGAGAAATGCAGATTGGTATCATGAGCCAGGTTTTAGATGTTGGTAGCGTTACCGTTGGCAATGCTATTACAGTTTTTCCAAATCCTGATTTGGTTGGTCAACCTTGGAGTAATTTGTCAACGCCAGGA